ACCGAGGGCCGCGAATTTTTTTTTTTTGCAGTGGTCCCGTCAAAATATCTCTGACATATGCATACGTGTATGCATCTCAACCGTTTGCAATTGACACGCGTAAGCAATCCAAGGGACCACTTGAGTAGTGGGTTCTGATATATATAGACATTATTTCTCTTTCTTCTCATTTTTTGGTAAAATGAGAATTCCCATTAGAACTCCCATGGGTCTCAATAGAGACCGAAGAAATTCTGGTGGCGGTGTATTCCGGTCTAACTATCCGTATGCCAGATATTTTGGCAGACGTGTTGGTCAGCGTGTTTATGGAATGCCATTTGGAAGTGTTAACAGGCGTTCAGGTGGTGTGTCTATGTTACGCCGGAACTTGTTTTCCGGCAGACAAGAACCGCGACAAAGAAGTCGTCAGACTATAGAGGAAGTTCAAGATGGGTCAGATTATCTGCTTTGTAACAACACTTCCAAGGTTTCTTACCTGACATTTCCGGCGAAGTCTAGGTCGGAGTTTAGCAGCAGGGTGGACTCCTACATTAAATTACTTGGTCTGAACGTATCTGGTTCGGTAATTGCGAGGCAACTTGAAAGGTCAGATGTTGCTGCTACCAATGGGATACATGGCATATTCACGACAGTGATTGTCCGTGATAAACGACCATGCCAATTCTCTTCAGTTGATCCTCTCATCCCTTTTGGCGAGATATTCGGACTTGAGAAGGGAGCATGTTCTACTCTGCGCATTCGCGACCAGCATAGGAATAGGTTTAGTTTAGTGTATCAGAAGAAGTGTGTGGTCAACACCGCACTTCCGGAACATGTATTTAGGTTTTCTTACAATGTTAGGTTTTGTTCATACCCACTTTGGGTATCATTCAAGGACACGGAGGATTCTGAGCATACAGGACTCTATAGCAACGTGTCTAAGAATGCTATAATAGTTTATTATGTTTGGCTTTGTGATGCTAATGTAACATCAGAAATACATGTAAAATACGACCTGCATTATAATGGATAAATAAAATCTCATTTTATTTGATTGGCTTTACATTGGATGTTACATTACTGCCTTCCATACACAACTCGACTGTTTTTTTGATGATGTTTATAACATCATCGTTTACAGTTTGGTTGTTGCCAACAACCTCTGAAGCAGACGGACCAGGGTCTAATGTTTTGTCCTGTAACCTGTGTAAATTGCGGTATGGAAGATCTTCTTGATCTTCATTTCCAACTGAACTAGCAGAAGCCCATGTCTGCCCTGGAAGTATAGCAGGAGTTGTGTATCTACATGACTGTGATCGTATATTTGACAACGCCTGTACAGGTTTCCTGGAAACCTGAGAATGGGGCACTGTCCAGAAATCAATGTTGGTCATGTTGTACGCCTTGGACAGTATCTCAATTTTAGGGGACTTGAACTGAATTTCGGAGGACTGTTTAGCTGAAGACATTTTCAGCTTCCCTTGCATCCTGCAGAAGTGGACTCCGTTCACCACATTTGTGTCGTCGACTCTGTACATAACCCTCCATGGATTTGGATCCTTTGGGGAAAAATAGGAGGATGAGTAGTAGTGTATGTTGCAGTTACACCCAATCGGAATGGTAAATTCCGCTTGTTTGGAATCTCCTTCATGGAGTCTTGTGTCGTGCATCTCTATTACGACATGTCCGGTGGCATTAACAGGAACTTGATTCCTGTACTCCAAAATGACATGATCAATCCTCAAACATTTACCTAGGAGTTTGGAGAATTTTTGGTCGATTGTGCTGGGAAATAGTAGGGTTACTTCGGTCTTTTCATTAGACAGCTGGAACTCTGTCCTATCCGACGTCGTATATGCTACAGCATTGTTATTATGTTCCATAATTGCTCTGTGCTTTTCCTTGCTGGAATGCACATACTTTTATAGTGGGTTGGAGCTTTACAGACGCACTAACTGATGGGTCACCATCAGAGTGAACAGATAACATTTCAAACATGGCTGAAAATCAGCCACGTCACATATGTACTGAATGGAATACAGCTGTATTCCTCTAACATTATAAACACGTGTTTATATATATTGGTAAAGTTACATAAACCCTAATTTTGACGGAGTGAACTGAGATACACAGATATGGTAAATAGATTTGAGAATCTAAACTTTTTGGTTAACATACTTGTTAACAATACAATTATCAGCTAATACTCATACTAACCATCTATAATACATGTTAAACAACAACATATAAAATTCTATTGAGAAATATCTGGCCGCGCAGCGGCATTGTTCTCTCAAATTTCTGATATACTTATCAGCTAAACAGTTATTTGCGGAAGCATAATTGTAATAAACAAGTGATAATGTATAGCAGCAGCAGTAATTACTTACGGCATTTACATTTGATTATTAGTAATTATATTGAAGACTGATGCTAATATGTTGCTTATTCTATCGATTAAAAACTTTTAATCTCAACATATTTTACTAATAATTAGCAACAGACTGTTCTCAGGGAATAAGTAGAGAGAGAATGGTAATTCTAGAGAGAGCAGCTCCTATCGGGGACACCACTAATTCTAAGGAATGGGGGACATTGGGGACGCTTATATATGGGAGTCCCTAAATGGCATAATGGTAAATACCTACTACTTTTCTGACACTGTCAGACAACTTTAATTTGAAATTCAAAATTTTTTCCGGAAAAGCGGCCCTCGTATAATATT